TCAAGTCCGACAAGCTGCTAGGATCTGGCGGAACTTGCCTGGCTCGCGGGAGATGGCAACGGCGATCGACTCGCTGCCGACAGGGCCGGACATCACGTCGCCGATCCGGTTCGGATCGTCGACCAGGTAGAAGTTCTGCTTGTTGTTGAGGGTCGCGCCGGCAGCCTTCGCCGGCTCGGCCAGGCGGGTGTTTGCCAGCCCAGGGGATGGCAAGGCCGGTGCCGGCACGTTGGCCAGGCCGCCAGTTGAGTGACGCGCGGCTCCATGCCACACCAGGTCATCGATTGCCGCCCAGCCACGGGCATTGATGTCGCTGAGCAGATCGAGCATGCCCGGTTGCTGCACTACGGCGCCCCGAGTAATGAACTCGGTGTCGCTCACCCAAATGGGGATGCTGTCGCTGGTTGGTGTTCCCGGCCCGCGTACCTGGCCGCCAGGCCAGCCACCCTCGGCGAAACCATAAGCACCGGTGTAGGTACTGGCCCCAGCAGCGCCGCCAGCGCCACCGCCGAAATAGGCACTGGCACCCGAGGCGATAAGCCCCAACCAACCAGAACCGCCCGAGGATCCCGAGCCAGTGGCACCGCTGACGCCATTGGCTGCCGCTAGGCTGGCGGCAGCGGTCTGAATGGCTGCCGCGCCGGTCATGAGCGTAGCGCCGGCAGCGCTGAGTGCGCCGGCTGATGTCGTTACAGCTGCCGCCCCAGTGGTGAGGCCAGCGCCATCCTGGCCACCGCCACCGAAAATCCCCATCACGCCACCGGTGATGGACTGCGCCAGGTTCTCGGCGGCCATGCGAGTGAGCGCATCGAGCACGCTCTGGCCGAGGGCGCTGACGGCCTCGCGCAGGGTCATGGTGCCGCGTGCCAGGCCGGTCAGGGCTTCGGTCAGGCCCGTAGTCAGTCCATCACGCAGCGTCTCCTGCAGGAGCGTGGTGGTGGCCATCAAGCGCTGGGCCTGAGCATCGAGCGCGTACAGCGCCTGGGCAGCCGCTTCACCAACTGCACCAGGTTGTGCAGCCAGCTCAGCCAGCACTGGGCGGATCTGCTCCAGTTGGGCGTAGGTCTCGCGGTGGATCTCCAGGATGCGTTCGCGCGCCTGCAGCTCGGTGATCAGACCGGCATCCTGTTGCACGTTGACCGACTGCTCCTGGCGCTGTTGCTCGGCCAGGATGCGATCCATCTCGCGTTGCACGTCGTCGACGCGCACCTTGGCTTCGGCTACCGGGATCAGCTTGTCGAGCCAGGCCAGGCCGGCTTCGTTGCCCGCCTTCTCGAACTCGGTACGCATGCCGGCGAACTTGGTGCGGATTTCAAGCAGTGCGGCATCGGTCTCGCGACCTGCAGCACGCAGGAACTCAGCCTCAAGGCCGACATTGGTGCGAGCGTTGGCGTCGGCCTGGCGCTGCTGCTCAGCCGCATTAATCAGCGACATAGCCGCCCGAGCGCGTTCCAACATGGCTCCGGTCAGCCCCTTCTCCGCCAGCTCGTACTGGCGAACCTCCGCTGCGCTCATGTTCAGCGTTGCCGCTTGGCGCTCAAGCTGGGCCAGATAGTTCTCACGTGCGCGCTGGTCACGGTCTACGGGCGTACGCTTTTGCCGCTCGCGATAACGTCTTTCAATGGCGGCAATGTCTCTATTGATCTGCGCATCGCTTACGACTTCGGTAAACGGGTTGGCCGCACGGATTTTCTCGACATTGGCACGGTACTCGGCAATTGCCTTTTCCTTCTGCTCTGTTCGGGTCAAACCCTGCTCTCGAACCTTCGCAATTTCTTGCTGAGCCTGAATGGACTCCTGATTCAGCTTCGCAAGGTCTGCGGCACGCTGCGCTTCGGTATCTCGCTGCTGGATCAACAGCTGCAGCCGGTTACGATCCAAATCCAGCTGCTTCTCGCCTTCCTCGGTCGCCCCCTGGATCACGGGCGTCAGCTGATCCCAAAGCTCTTTGGCCGCGCCAATCGGGCCAAGCACTACAGCATTGGCTCCCAGCGCACCCAGATCAACGTCACGGACGCTCCGACGATCGAGGGCAGCGAGCTGCTCCTCCAGGGTCTGCTCACGCCCGATGCCAACCATCTCGTCCCAGGCTTCGGCCGCCGCACCCTTGATGCGCTTCCAGGCACTTTCGAGCAGGCCCAGGTTCCCCTCGATCTGCGTAGCCCGGCTCTCCATGGTCTGAGCCAGCTCTTCCATGGCCAGACGTGCAGCACCGGCCTCATCACCTTGTTCGGCCAGGGCGGCAATCTGCTCATACACGGCGGCACTAAGGAAGTTGTACTCGCGATTCAAGTCAGCGACGGCCTTAACAGGGCTCTCGGCGAGCTTGACGAACTCAGCGACTGTCTCTGATACAGCTCGGCCTGTTGTCTGGTTCATCGCCACGGCAGCGGATGCCACCAGTTGGATCTGATCAGCAGCGATACGGCCGGTCCCTGCAACCTCCGCCAGCGCAGCGGATGCTTGGCGCTGGGTGCCGCGCACGACGTCCATCGACGCCGCCATGTTCATCAACTGATCGCTGCTGGTGCCGGCGGCGTTGCCGGTGAGGATCAGTTGCTCACGAAAACGGATCGACTCCTGTGAGCCTCGATAAGTGGCAAGCGCTGTAGCGCCTATCGCTGCAGTTGCTGCAGCGATTGCAAGCGTAAGTGGGTTGAGCGTGCTGATCAGCGCCTGGCCGGCATTTCCCCAGCCCCCGAACGAATCCTTGATCTGACCGCCTTGCTGCACCGCAACAAGCCAAATCGGCATGCCACTGGCCAGGCTCGTGGTGATATCGGTGATCTGCATCGGCAACTGGCGCATGGCCTGCTGATACTGGCCTGCAGTAATGCCAGCAACGCGCATTGCATCAGTAGTACCGCCAATACGCTGACGCTGCTCCTGGAGCTTGGCATTGAAGGTGTCATAGGTCTCCAGGTCGATCTTGCCCGAGGTACGAGCACGGCGCAGTTGCTGCTCCATGTCGTCGAGTTCATCGAGCTTGCGGATCACCGGGTCGATCTTGCCCAGCAGCTGCTGCAGCTCCTGGCCTTCTTTCTCGGTCGCTGCTGCCGCCTGCTTGGCCGTTTCAGCCGCTTTAAGATCGGCCTGAGCCTTCTGCTCGATGGCCCGCTCGGCAGCGTGGTAGGCGCGCATGGACTCGTTCTGCGCCGCTGCGGTCTGCTGCCAGCTGGAGTTAGCTCCTTGAGCGGCGACACCACTTCGCTCAATAGAGTCACTCAGTGCATCGACTTCTCGCCGGCCCTGTTCCAGGTCGGTCTTGAGACGTAGGGCGAGTTCCAGTTCTTTGGTGGCCATCGGGCGGGATCACGGCGTGGGGTTCGCTGCAATCCTCGCGCGCGCGCGGGCGGCTGTATTTTCGGCTGGCCGAAAAAATGTGGCCCCAAAAGAAAACCGCCCGAAGGCGGTTGAACTGAAAAGGTACCAAGGCGCGACTTGCGCCTTACTTTAGCAGCGCCTTCAGGTGCTGCTCTGCTTCCTTGCCCCCGGCAAACGCCAGGTTGGCGTCCGTGAGGAACTCAGCGCGGGCACGTCGCTGGCGACGTTGCTCGGCCTCGTAGTACAGCAGGATCTGCCGCTCGGTCAGCTTTCCGATGCGTTCGGCGTCTCCGTAGCCTGCAGCGATGAGGGTGGCGTAGACGTCTGCCCAGCGCCCGCTTTGGCCGCGCTCTGCGCTGCTGCCCGTTCCACGATTACGCGATCGCGGACGGTGCGAATGTAAAAAGGGCCGTTGACCCCCCACCACAGCATCAGCAGGTGATAACCATCCTCCTGATTCAATTGCCCCAACCACTCAACCTCAACGTCGGCCGAGACCGCGATCGCATCGGTGATGACCTCCATATGCTTGGCGAACAAGGTGCTCGATGAGTGGAAATCAAGCGGCTTTGTATTGGCCATCATGTCCTGCAGATCCACTAGCAGCGGCTCCAGCATGGCAAGCATTTGCATGCCTTCGACGAAGCCGTACTCCCGAACAACCACCTCGCGCCCGGCGATGGTCGCCGAGCGGTTGGGGTGCAAGACCTCCAGGTCGTTGGCGCCTTGCTCTTCCTTGCGCTTTTTGGCGACACGCCCAGCCATCAGGCAGCAGCCTGCACAATGCGACCATAACCACCCAGGGTCGGGTCGCTGGCATTGAGCGGGTCATACAGCACGGTGCCAGTCAAAGGCAGGTTGCCCCACTCCTCGTGGATCAGGCCGAAGTCGCCCACCGGGTTGAACTTGCAGCGGAACAGCTCGACCACCACCTTCTCCTGATTGTCGGTGTTGATGCCGTCCAGGATCAGCCAGCGGTCAGGCGGCGTATTGGTGAACATGGTCAACGCCCGAGCGTCTGCATTCTCATACGCAGCGGTAACGGCTGGCGTTTGCGGCGTGAGCAGCTCGATCAAACCAGCAGAAGCGGACTCCACGCGGAAGTCGGTACCCTCAACCAGCGCAGTACTCGGTGCTGCAGTCAGCTCCACATCGCTGACGAAAGGCTTGTTCAGGCGAATGATGTCGCCAGCAGCCAGGGGCGAAGGCAGCGCCTCACCGGTAACGGTACCGGTGGCGATCGCCACATCAGCGGCATACAGCGACAGCGCCAGGTTGTAGAGCGTCCACTCGTCCAGAGTGAGGTTGAGCGTCGCAGTCTTGCCGCGTTGCAGCAGACCGTACTGCAGGCGGTTGCCAGAGAAACTCTCGGTCTTCGGGGTGGTTTCGGTGGCCAGCTGCAGAGTGCAGGCAGGCGCGTTACCCAGCCAGGTGACCTTGAGTGCTTTGCCCAGGGCCGAACGCTCGGCCAGGTGGATTTTGCCTTGGAAGCTGAAAAGGGACATGACTTACTCCTTGGCCGGTGCAGTAGTAGCGGGCTTGGCCGGGTCTGCCACTTTTTCGTGGCGGATCAACCAGGCCTTTTCGCGCTCGGTGACCTCGATCTCGTCACCGGCCTTGCATGGCTTGTCGCGGTGGGTGTGATTGGCGATCAGCTTGACCTTCTCGGTCGTGGGCTCTTCAGCCTTTGCCGCCGGGGCGACTGGGGTGGTTTTGCTCATGAGGCCCTCCCGAGGGCGTGTTGGGTTTCGTAGATGTCAGTCCATAACAAGGTGTTGGCGTCGTAGTCGATCACCTTGCCCTGGATCAGTTGGCAATCTCGGGCCCCGTCCAGGCCGGGCGGTACCCAGCCGATCAGCGCATCACGGATCGCGCCGAGCACCGGCCGCAGGTCATCACTGGCAGCCTTGCCCTTGTTGCCCGAGTAGTTGCGCACTGCCACGGCAACGCCGAACAGCGCCTTGGTCATTTGCCGGCGGGCTGCACCTGGTGCACCCGGTTTACGGGGCTCAGGGGTTTCCTGCACCAGCACTACAAAGGCAGACGGGGTGCGAAATCCCCGCAGATCCTTGATGCCTTCCAGCTCGGCAGCGCCTGCCACACCGTCCAGCACGGGCACCTGATCCTTCAGCCTGGCGATCACCAGGTCGATATCGAACGGTTCGCTGGCCATCAGAAGTCCCTCAACGTGCCAGCGGTGAACACCCGCGCCGGTGCGCTGAACTTGGGTGCGCCACTGCTGGGCGGTGTGAGTGGATCTTCGGTACCGAGGCTGAACTTGCCCTCGGCCACCAGCTTCAGCAGCGCCAACGCATCGCGGTAGTCACGCACGATCGGGTCATCCTTCTCGGTGCTCAGGCGCGCCTGGTGCAACTTGTAGCGAGCGATCGCCCTGGCCCAGCCAGTGACGACGGAATAGGTTCGGGTCAGCGGCAGCGCATAACCCCGGCGCGCCAGGAAGCCATCGATCAGACCGCCTGCAGCTTCCACCTCGGCGACGATCGCCTGCTTGGTCAACTCAGCGACCTCGACCTCCTCGGCGGGCCAGCTGCTGACGTCCTGGTCGCGCAGCAGTGCATCGAGCAGTGCGGCGTCGACCGTCCGAAAGCGCTCCGGGGTGGCCGCTTGGGCCAGCTCCAGGGCGCCAGGCCGGTCGGCCAGCTCGACCAGGGAGACGTACATACTCAGCATTCCCCCGGTTGGGCCACGGCGCGTACCAAGGCCATGACACCGGTCTGGATGTCGGTCTTGGCGATCGCCGCCCAGCGGAATGGCTCGGCAGCCTGGAAGCGCTGCAGCTCAGCCAGGCACTTGGGGTAGTCATTCGAGTTGATGCGCGTGGCGTTGCTCTTGGCCGCCTCATCGCTCCTGAGCACCTGCACCACCTCGTCCTGCAACAGCAGGAGTTCAGCGCCTGCTGCCTTGATGCGGTTCATCAGATTGACCTCGTACTCCGACAGGTCGCGATAGCCCTTGATCTGGCGGTGCTGGTTATCCATCAGGCGTCCTCCAGGATCGCGCCGAGCAGCAGCAACGCGCGGGCCTGCTCGGGGTCGGCGAACTCGATCGGGTCACCGAAGCCATAGGACTCGCCGTCGTGGTCGAGGCGTTCGCGGTTGACCACATACACCGGATTGCCCACCACCACATCCTCGGCCTGGATGGCGGCCACCAACTGCTCGATGGTCATGCCGGCATGGCCTTCGATATCCATGTCCTCGGCCAGCTTGCGCAGCTGCTCCTCGGGCAACTGGTGCAGCTCCAGGACGTTGCCGGCCTGGTCGACTACGCCGGCAAGGTTGCCGAGCTGCGCGCCCGGATTGAGAGGTTGGGCTTCCTGCCCGGTAGTGCCAGCGCCTGCATCCCCGGCGCCGCTGCCGCCAGCCCCCGCTGCCAGTTCGGTGGAATTGGTGGTTGCCATGATCTTGTTCAGCACCAGCCGCGCTACCTCTTCGACCGGCACTAACCGTGCGTCATGGCTATCGATCCCGATTTCAGCGGCGAACGCCCGCAGCTGCAGCTCGGTGAGCGGCTTCAGGCCGGTATCGCCACCGCCGAAGACGATCGGATCTTCGGCCGGCGCCTCCTGCTCGTTGATCAGCCGGTCCGCCTCGGCCTGGGCTTCTTCCTTGGTACCGACGAACTCACCGACGCGCTCGCCCGTAGCGTTCTTCACGCCATAGCGGCCGCCAGAAATGTGGTAGGCGACGAACGCCAGCACGGATTGATCTTTCGACATGGTGCACTCCGCAGGCGGCCTGGTCGGCCGCCTCTGTCAGGTGGTCGATCAGCCGGCGACGGCGTTCTCGAAGAAGTAGCCGAGGTCAGGTGCAGTGACCAGCTCCTTGACCGACTCGCCCACCCGCACACGCTGGCCACCGCGCATACCGATATCGCCATCGAACTGCGAGCCGGAGATGCGATCGCCCCACTGAGCGGTAAAGCCGAAGGTGGTGCCGTTCTGCGTGTTTGCCAGGCGGTCGCGGTAGATGAACGAAGCATGCGGGCCCCATGCACGTACCAGGTTGGCAGCTTGTCCTGGGCGAGCGATGTTCAGGCGAGCCTCACCGACATAGATAGCCTCCAGTTCCAGCAGGTCGGCGAGGTACTGCATCGGCACCATGCCTTCATCGCCCAGCGTGCCGTTGAACGCCTTGACCACCTTGGGATGGCGACGCAACCAGGTGCTGGTACGACGACCCAGCACACCGATGTTCGGACGCATCACCACGCTGTCGAGCGCATCGGTGATCACCGGAATCGGGTTGCTGTCCGGGTCGCTCCATTGGCTGGTACCGCTCAGCGTGGTGCGATTGCCGGCCGCATAGCTGGCATTGTTGAACACAGCGCTGGAAGTGCGCGCTTCGCGATCGAGCAGGATCAGGTTGGTGGTGTATTCCACCGCATTGCCCAGCGGGTCGAAATTGGACGGAGCGTTGTCGATGTCCGCTTGCGGTACCGGCGCATCGAGGGCGTGATCCTCAGTGCTGGAGGTGGCCTCGGTGGCGGAGAACTCGACACGGTTTGGTGCCGACTTACGACCGACTAGAGTGGATGGCACGGTGAAGCCTTCACGCAGGTCGTGCTTCATGTACTTGAAGGCCTGCACGCCTACGCCGACACGCGGCAGGACGTCATCCGCAATCATGCGGCCATTGCGGTAGGCGATGGCGATCGCCGTCAGCGCGGGATCGATTGGAAATGGTGCATTGCTCATGTGCTGCTCCTTATGCAGACAGGGCCAGCAGAGCCGGCGCGATTTGGACGGAACCGATATCGCCCAGCACACCGCTCACCTCGGCGAAGCCGATGATGAAGGTGTTGGCTGCGATCGGCAGAGTGGCGGCGATAGCTCGACCGCTGGCGTCCGCAGTCAGCGGATTCCCACGGGCTACAGTGCCGCCGTACTCCACCGGCGCCAGGCCGGTACGGATGGCATCGACGGTCGCACCGGAGTCGGTGTCGATATCGGTGCTCACACCCAGCAGACGAGCAGTGGCCCCGGTTGCCTGAACGGCGACGCCGTCAGCAGTGCCATCAGTGAGGATGCGGCGCTTGGTGATCGCGCCACCGGCACGAAACGCAGTCGTGAGTCCTGGAATGTTCATGGGTTACTGGCCCTCTTTGGTGACATGGCGAACCGCCTGGCTGGCACTGATCTCGATGCCGGCCTTGCGCTGCTCGGTTTGATAGGCCTTTGCCTTGTCGGCAATGGCGTTGGCGTCGTCGACATCGAGGTCGCGACCGGCCGAGCGGCTCTTCTCACCGAACTCGACCTGAGGCGGCAGGCTGTCCAGGAAGTCGCGCAGTACATCCTCGCCACCCTTGGTCACCTGCTTGTCGCCCTCGGCGAACTCCAGCGGCGCCGCCGGCAGGCTGAGCATCAGCTCGACCATGGGCAGTTTCTGGCGCGGCAGCAGCTTGCCCTGGGCCACCAGGCCCTCGGCGAACTCGGTCGCAGCCGTGCGCTTCTCTTCGGCCTGACGCAGGGCGATCTTCGCCTCTTCGCCAGCCACCTTTTGCTCGCGCTCAACGAGCTGCTGTTCGCGTTCCTCGGGAGTCATGCTCGGTTCCTGCTGGGTGGGTTGTTCAAGCACGCCGGCATCTGCCGCCGACGTGGCCTTGCCACCTCCTGGGGAGGCGTTGTCGGGCTCGGCTGCAGCGGCGGCAGATGCCGCTGCGGCTTCAGCGCCAGCTTCGGTGGGTTGTTCTGAAAATGAGGTGAAGCCGCCGGCGCCCGGCTTGTCTTCGGCCCGGCGGCGGGCATCTTCTTCGATGCTCTGCAGCTGCCAGTTGGGGATCAGCTGATCGGCGCGCTCGGCGCCCTCACGCTCGACGAAGTAGTCGCGAATGCGGCGCAGGATGTCTGTGACACCGGTCAGGGCGTAGGGCGGCTCGGCGAACTCCAGGGCAAGGCCACCATCGTCCTCGGCGAAGTTCAGCTCGGCATCCGGGATGCCCTTGATGGCCGGCGGCATGGCGCCCAGGAAGCCGATATGGCGCAGGTAGTGCTTGCCCGGTACCGGGTTGCCCGGCGAGTCCGGCAGGTACACCGAGGCTGACCGCTTCTTGTACATCTTGCGGTTGGCCGCTTCGGCGAACTCGGGCACCACCTGGTGCGGCTCGGCGAACAACATGCCGTCGCGCATCTCCAGGCTCTTGGCCCAGCCATAAGCTGGGCCGTTGAGCTTGGGGTGACCAATGACGAGGGGCGCCTCGTGCAGGGCGGGATCGTAGCTGTCGACGATCTCCTGCAGGATGGCTTCGGTAAATTCCACCGGGCGGCCGTCGAGAGCGGTGTGACGACCGGCGGGCAGAATGGGCAGCGTTGCGGTTGGCTTGTTCATACCGCCAGATTGGGGCGGTATCGCGCGGGAATCTTTTCGGCTAGCCGAAAAAGAGGAAGCCCCTCGGTTTGGATGCCGAAGGGCCTTTTCTACGAGAACACGGCAAGGGTGTCGGTGGCAATGCCCCCAGGCGTGTTTATAAACGCCCAAAACGCGCTGACAAGGCCGCTGCTCGATGCGCTGAGTACAACGCCAGCAGTAAAACGCCCTATAGGGCCTCCTGGCGCGTTTCTGGCGGTTTTAGATTTTCACCCGGAAAACTGGCTGATGTACTTCAAAACACGCTGCAGGATCTGCTCGTCGTCTTCGGGTGACGTACCCAGCCATGGTCGTGCCGGCATGGTGATGGTGTACGGGCCGACCTTCACATCCTGGGCGAAGTTGCTCTTGTCCTTGCGCACGAACTGGCGACCGATCTCGCCGCCCTTGCCCTGGCGGAAGTAGACCGTAGCCGCGCGCGCCTGACGCTCGATCTTGCCGCCGAATTGGTGGATGGCCGCATAAGGCCGGTCGCTACCGAACAGCAGGTCATCGCCGTCGGTCTGGTAACGCAGGCCACCACTTAGGCTTACCGCACCGGCACCGAGTACCAGGATCTTGTCTTTGTTCTTAGGCTTGCGCTTCAGATAGCCGGGGCTCAGCGCCTGCCAGGCCGCCCCATCGGGTGACTCTTTGGCCCGGAAGCGCCGCTGGTGGATGATCAGCAGCAGCTCACCGATATCACGCTGCAGCGGCGTTGGGTCGGCCAGCGCCGCGCCCATGGCCTGCATCGCGCGTAGCGCATCACCGGCGACGTACTCCAGCGTTACCCCAGCCATCAGAGCGAGCCCTCCAGCAGTTGCAGCGTGCCGGCGGCGATATCGCCAGCCAGATCCGCCGTGTTCACCATCGCCGCGCCCACAACGCTGGGCCCGGTGCTGGCCACCGCCACGCGCACCACCTCACGCTGCGCGCTGCCTCCAGTGCTGGCCACGTACAGCAGCAGCTGCTGCAGCGGGTCTAGCAGCACCGCTGCAGGCCGCGCCAGGATGATCGGCAGGCGGGTCAAGGTCGCACGGGTGACGCTGGCCGCAGCGTCCTGCAGCACGCTGCGGGCGAACGCGGTACCGGCGCGCACCAGCGGGCTCTGCAGCTCGACCAACGCCAAGGCTGCCTCGGTGGCGGCCGGTGCCAGTGAGCCAACCACCAGTTGCCGATCGACCACCGGTCCGGTCGCCCTGGATGCGACATCGAGCAGCTTCGACCAGTCGTCACGTAGCGCCACCGTCACTGCAGGGCGCTGCAGCAGCTGCTCGTTCATCCGCGCCGCCGGTTCGGCCGGCAGCCGGGTGGTCTTCTCCAGAGCGCCTTGCACCTGTTGCTCGAACACACTGCGCCCTGGTGCGTAGTTCCATCCTGGGTCGATGCCTTCCGGCACCTGTACCACCTGGCCCTTGAACACGATGCTGCGCACGTTGCTGGCCGGCGCCTCGTCCGGGCCACTCTTGCCCAGGTAGCGCTGCAGCTCCTCCAGGCTGTAGGCCGTGACGAAACAGCAGCAGCCCCAGCCGTTCGGCGGGTAGTGCAATTGCCACCAGGGGTTGTCCGCATGGATGGCCAGGCTGTCCCACAGCAGATGCAGCTCGCGCGGCGTCTCTACCGCATCGCTGTGGTTGTAGACCCAGAACGGCCGCTCGGCCTTCACCGCCTGCAGCTGGGCATAGCGGCCGGCTGCGTAACTGGTGCGCAGGTTGGTCTCGTAGATCACCCGCGCGCGCCACTCGCGACCGCCATCCGGCTCCCACCCGTAGTTGTCCAGGACGGCGAAGTAGTCCTCGCGAAAGTCCTGCAGGGTGGTGCCATCGCTGATCGCGCGGTTGATGATCGCGTGCAGATCCGCCACCAGGTCGACGCGATGCGCGCCGGCACTGACGAAGCTCTGATCATGCGCAGCGCCCTGGACCCGCCAATAGTCGACCACGGGCTGCTTGGCCCGCATGAAGTCGATCTGCTCGCGAAACGACAGGCTCCCGTAGCTGGCGGCGGTGGCCATCAGCTGTTACCTCGGGCCGCAAGCTCGTCCTGGACGTCGTTGCGCCCGGCCAGGTGCGCGGCCTCCAGGGCCAGGCCCATCGCCGCCGCATACTCGTCCATACCCAGCTCGGGTGCAGCGGCCAGCAGCTTCTCGCGCAGATCCTCGACGCTGGTGGCGCTCTCGAAGATCTCCTGCAGGCGCTTCCCCCAGCCACCCACAGCGGCGCGCAAATCCTGCGCCAGGCGCGGCGCCATGGCAGCAGCCGGGTCGCGCGGCGTCTTGCCCTCGGCGAACTCGGCAGCAGGCGGCTGGGCGCCATTGGGTGGCGTCTGCTCCTGCAGCTCGATGCCGTAGGTCTCCTGCACGTAGCCCAGGGTTGGCTTGTAGCCAGTCATGCGCGAGATCTTCTCATCGCGGCTAGCGCGCGCGTCCATATCCTCGGGCTCCTCAACTACGCGATACACGCGCGGCGGCATCGCATCCGGGAAGTTCCAGGCAGTCAGCCAGCGGGCCGGACCCATGTTGAAGCTCTCGCACACCAGGTCGGCATCGGCCTTGATCAGATCGAGGCGCACGTCGCCTTGCAGCTCATCGTTGCCCAGTCGCCCCGGCGTGCCCTGGCTGCTGGCAGTCTGGCCCAGCACTACCTTGGCGATCGCTGCGTCCCAGGTGTCATGGTTGGCCTGGTAATCAGCGGAACCGGAGCGCCCTGCAGAGAGCAGCTCGATCAGCATGCCCTCGGGGATGATGATGCCAGAGTCGGCCTGAATGGCATGCACAGCCTGCAGCAGCTTGTCCTGCTCTTCGGGTGTGGCGTTCTTGCCGTAGGTGCCCTTGGCCGTGGGCATGCCGAACTTCTCCAGGAAGATCATCCAGAACTTGATGCCATTGCGCTTGAAGAACACAGGCCAGTAGAGCCAGTGCGCCAGGCCCAGACCATAAGGCTCGTCATCGTTGTCGGCGCCGGTGCTGAAGTGCCAGAAGTACGGGGCCGGGGCTGGCTCCCCCAGGGTCATATTGTTCGGCGTCAGCAGGCGCAGCGCGCCGTCCTGGTCGTAGCGGAAGCGACGGCGGTTGCGCACCTTGATCGCGTCCAGAGTGATGTAGCGGTCGTCTCGGCCATAGATCAGTTCGGCCACGGCATAGCCGTAGTACACGCCGAACAGCATCTTCTTGGTCACGTTGTCCCAGCCGACGTTATGCAGCTGCTGCTCCAGGAACTCGGCGGCCAGCTTGTCGACCGGCCGATCACCGCCGGCATCGATCTTGAACTCCTTGCTCACCACGGCCAGCTGACGTTGCTGCCAGACGCTTTTCACCTGCCAGTCGCTGAATACCTGCTCGTAGACCTTGAGATCGTTACCGCCACGAGCCCGCAGCACGCTGTCGTTAGGCTGCTGCAGTCCGCTCATGAACGGCTTGGTGATATCACGACCGTCACCCGTGGTGGCGATCTCCCGGTGGAGCTTGGGCTTTTGCATCAGAAGCCTCCGAAGTCATTGCCGCCGCGCACGGTGCCAAAGCCACGCGTGGTGCGCTGGCCGGCGGGGCTGTTGGTAAAGGTGTTACCGGCCAGGGCGCGGGTGCCGGTGGATTGGTAGTCGATAGGAATCTCGCCGCCGTCCATGTAGCTGGCCCGCACAGCCATGGCCAAGCTGATGGCACTGTCGCCGTGGCGCTTGGCCTTGCTGCTACCGGACTCCAGATCCTTGGTGCGCCCCTTGTCAATGACTGGAATGCCTTTCTCCACCTTGATCGAGAGAAGATCATCGAGCGTGGTCTGGTGCCGCGGAATCTCAAGGTTGAACGACTCGAACTCGCCCTTGAGCTTTGGCATCCACTCGGCGTACCAGGGCAGGTTCAGGTTTACCTGGTCAACGTGCTTCAGGCCGTACTTCAGCGCGGCCTGTTCAGCCAGGTAGCCGCCGTTGCCGGTGGCGTCGAAGGCCATGCCCACAAGGCGCGGCAGGCGATCACAGATGAAGAACATCACGTCGCGCTGGGCCTCATAGGTCAGGTTGCGCAGCTCGACCCGGAAAGGCTCCCGCTTGCGCATCTCAGGCGAGATCTGCAAAGGGCTGAACACGGTCAAGTCGCCACGGCGCGCAAAGTCCTCGCCGAAAGCGTGGGTGTTCTCTCGGCTCAGCCTGGATAGCTCCGGCAGCAGGTTCTCTTCACACCAGGCGTTGATCTCGGCCGAGCGCATTTCCGGCGTCCAACCCTCGAAACCCTCGGGCGCCTCGTAGCGGTAAATGCGGATGGAGTGATCACTGACCATCGCATGTTCGATCAGCACGCGGGTCAGGTAGGTGCCGCCGGATTTCTTCGGTACGCAGCCGTACTCTTCCTCGGCCGACTCGATGTTGGTGGCGTTCTTGTACAGGCCATCGCGCCACTTCTTCTCGGCCTCGGGCGACCACTCTTGGCCGGTGACGTAGCAGATCCTCTTGTACAGGCCCTCGGCGATCGCATCGTCCAGCTTGATCGTGTGGATGCTGTAATCCTTGCGGCCCTCGCGTACGTCCTGGATGTAGGTGTTGAACGGGTTATCGACGCCGTTGTGGGTGCTGATCAAGCGCACCTTGTTGCCCCACATCGTCAACGCCAGGGCGGCCTTGAGCAGCTCCTCAAGGGATTCATGGAACGCTGCCTCGTCGATTACCACATCGCCCTGCAGGCCGCGCAGGTTACTCGGGCGCGAGCTGAGCGCCTGGATCTTCCGCCCCGTTTTCGGGAAGCGGATCATGTAGGTGAGGATCTCTTCCTTCTTGCCGTCGTCCCAGAACGTTTGCTCGTAGACGTCCGCCTCGGCCAGCTCGTTGAAAGCCTTGGCAAACAGCGCACAGGCGGCGATGTACTCCAGCGCCATCTCTTGCCGACTGCCCACATAGAAGGTGTTGCAGCCACCACGCGAGCGCGGTTTGGCGGCGTTGATCACGTTGCGCCCGGCCTCGGCCCAGGTGAGACCAGTACGGCGGGACTTCTCCGCGATCATGATTTGGGACTGATCCTCGAACCAGCGCTGCTGGTACGGGAGGAATACCGCCTGGTTGGCCGGCTGGGCCTGGGCGATCTCTTGCGGCACGTCGACGCCGAGCAGCTCCATCTCGGCGGCAAGGTCGATCTTGCGCGGTGCGCCGGTGGCGGTGAGTTTCTTGCCCAGGTTGGCGGTGGTGGCTTGCATGGCCATCAGCGGAGTACTCCATCTGGCAGGCACGAGATGCCGCCGTTGGTGCCGCCGTAAAGCCAGCAGGTCACGCTGCGTTCATCGTCGTGCCATACCTGAATGTGTGTCGCACCGTAGCGCTTCTCCTGGGGGGCTTGTTGCTCCTGGTAGGGGTCGCAGCCCACCAATACGGCCAATAGGGCGATCAAGGTCAGGTTTTTCATCAAGCTTTCCCCAGCAGAATGCCGCGAATGCGGTTTTCGAGCTGCTCGCTCATACCGTCGCTGCCGCGCATATCTTCCAGGCGCTGTTCCTGTTCCGCGATCAGCGCCTCACGGGCTTCACGGGCAATCGCAGCACGCTCCTCGCGGCTGGCCTTGCTGGCCTGCAGCACGTCCTTCGCCGCGCGGGCCAGCTTGCGCACGTCGTCGATGGTGGTCTCGTCGTCGATCTGAGCGCCCAGGGCGGCGTGGGTGGTCAGCGTCTGGATCGACTGCACCATCAACGCGCCGGCCTTGTCGTTGGGGTTCTCGCCCAGCTCCTCGACCAGCAGGCTGGCCATGGCCTGCTGCTCGCGCAGCCGCTTGGCCATCTCGTCGAAGCTGACCTTGTAGCGGCCGATCGCCGAGCGGCTGGGCTTGTCCTCGCTGGGGAAGTGCTCGTGCAGATCCTCGATCAGCTCGTCCAGGGTGAGGCGACGCTCGCGCAGGCGCTTCTCGATGTGGGTGCGGACTGCCGGATCTAGCCGGTCGATGCTCGACTTGCGCCCCATGCTCAGGGCCTCGGCTTGCTGACGCCCGGTACCGAGGCGCGGCCGGCAGCCACGTCGCTACCACGCTCGGTCAGGGTCACGACCAGGACGGAGCCGATGTCGTCGATCGACACCAGGCCTTGTTCGCCGAGCCAGGTCAGGTCGCCCTTCACCTGGTCGCGGCTCGGGTGGTGCCCGAACTGGCCCAGCAGGTTGGCGATCACCGAGGAGTTGGAGCGGTACTGCGGCAGCTCGGAGAGGATGCGCAGCATCACCAGGCGCTGATCCTGGCGCAGAAAATCGGCGAAGGGTTGGTTGATCATCGCAGCCTCACTTGCTGTGTAGGAGGTAATCGTTAAGGCGATCGACCGAGCGATTAAGCGGGTCGAGGGAGCGGTTGATGCCTGCCACGTCGGACTTGATGCCCTTCATGTCGCCACCCAGTTCGGCCAGCTTCTCGGCCAGCTCGGTGAGTTGCTCGCTCCTGGGCAGATGTTTCATCTGCTGCTCCAGGACCAGCAGGCGGTTGTCCTGCCCGGTCAGGCGGGTGGCCAGTACTTCGGCCTCCACCTTGGAGCTGGCCTTGCGCGCCGACATGTACGAAAACAAGCCCACCACCACGGTGAACAGGAACTGGCCGAGGCGCAGCAGGTAGTCGAAATCCATCAGGGCTTGTCCTTGTTGTGTAGGTCGATCAGTGCATTCAGCTGCGCAAGGTTGGCGAGCGCCCAAGCGCCGTAGTCACGCGCATGGGCCAGGATGTCTGCGGCGGTAACGCCGCTTTCCAGTAGTTCGGCGTCAGTGCTGGGGGCGGGCCAGGCCGCTTCTTGAGAGCCGGCGTAGGCTCGGCAGCCGGGTGGAGCTGGGGCGGTGGCTCCAAGCGCTGCGTTGAAGTCGCGCAGCCAGCCACAAGTGACAACGAAGCGAGGAGCAGCCACAGGGGCAGCGCCGCGCGCCGGGGTGTATTGAGTCGAGACACGGTTGATGCGCTCCTGTGTGAGTTGCTGCTTGAGCCGGCCGATCTCGTCCTGGGCATCCAGGAACACCAGCTCGGCCTGGTTGGCGCGCTCCACCTGCTGGCGGTAGAGCACCAGGTTCTGTTCGGCGGCATCGGCGCGCAGCTTCTGGTGCTCCTCGCGCAGATCGGCAACGGCCTTGTCGCCCTTGGCCTGAGCGGCGCTGTGGCCCCGGTCATACTGGCTCTCGCCGTATGTCCACATCAGGTACATCAGCGCCACGAAGATCGGCACGTACCAGTAGTCAGCGATCCAGCCGATGACGTTCTTCATCACCGCCCCTTACGCTTGAGCCGGCGCCGCAACCAGCGCGGCATGGGTGGTCGTTTGTCCGCGCGTTCTGGCGGCCACAGCTGGGCCGGGCGAACGCGGGGCGGCGGCGATGCGAACAGCTCGGCGGCAGCCAGCCAGTTCCGGGAGCAGGCGGCAGGCGAACTGCTGGTCAATGTGGCGAGCAGAAACAGCGTTGGAACTTTCATGGCGGCTATACCTCTCGGCACACACGCCAGGCCCCCAGCCGGCAGCCGCATACATCGGCTCCCAGCGCAGCAGGATGGCGCGCGGGTAATGGCGGTTCTCACGGAAGTTGGCAGCCGAGCGGCCAGCGTTGTGCCGCTCGACGGAATCGAACCAGGCCAGCGGATCGGCGCCCTTTGCCGATGCCAGACGTCGATCACGATTCACCCAGCCATTGCCGCCGTTGTAGCCGGCCAGCACGAAGGCCCAGCGGTCACACTCGCTAACGGCCTGGTTTCGCTCATAGAGCCAGCGGTCGAAGGCGACCATGGCCCGCAGCGCCCACCCTGGGTTGTACGGCTGGGCCGGGCCCAGGCTGCGCGGGTAGATCTCGGCCATCCAGTCCGCCGTGGCCGGCATGAACTGCGCCAGGCCCTGGGCACCGACCGGCGAGCGAGCATTCACGCGCCAGGCGCTCTCCTGATGCACCTGTGCGGCGAACGTCGCCACAGGCGCGCCAAGGCCCCATTCGGCATGGGCGGCGCGCACCAGGGTGCGGCGGTGCTGCTCAGCAGCGGTCGGGATGCTGGCGGCATCGGCGCTTGGCACGATGAAGAAGCCGACGGCGAACACCAGCAGGATCAGCGGCCACAGGAACAGGCGCGGCTCGACCATCCAGATGATCGCCAGGTCATTGCCGGCCTCGGCCAGCCAACGCTTGAGGCGGCCCATGATCAGAGCCCCAGCGTCAGGCCGAGGATGCACGCCAGCACGATCAGCGCCTTGCGTAGCCAGGCCAAGCCGTGATCGATGAAGTTGTCATGCTCCTGGGGGCACGCCTCGCCGTAGACGATGGCGTAGTCGACCCAATACCCCAGCACACCACCGATGGTTACCAGGCTGATCTTGTACAGCACGACCTGCAGCTGCTCAGGGCGCACGAACCAGATCGCGACCAGCAGCATCAGGGAAATAACAGCGAGAACCGTCATGCGCGGCAGGCGGCGCTTGGGCTTGCAGGCTTGAGACATGATTGCGCTCCGAGTTCGGCCAATCCATGGCCTGTTTCTGTGCTCATACCGGCAGTCCGACCGGGGGAGAGATCACAGCTTCGCCTCGCGCGCGCGGGGGGTCTTTTCGGCTAGCCGAAAAACACAAAGGGCGCCATTGCGGCGCCCTCGGTGTTACTTCACATAATCTGGATAGGTCAGCGCCCAGCTACATGCGCAAAACGGATGACGGCATGGCGGCATCCTCTTCAGCACGTCATCACTCACGGTCAGTACCTGCTGATCGACAGCACCACACGGCACCGGCTCACCATCTTCCGTATCAGCAGAGACCAGGATCACATGGCCCATGCCCGTAGCCAGTAGAGCTCGTATCTGCCCGCGCCGGTAAAGCTTGTGAGTCGCAGACATGAACCAAGAGTACAGCGCCTCCAACAAGTCATCGGCATGCGGCGGCTCTCCTAGGCGCTTTGCAAGGAGCGCCTCCCCTTTGGGCCAATACCAAGGCTTCCCATGAAGTACGGCTCCCATTCCCCGAGTGAACTCACGCTGGATACAGTTTTTGGCTTGGAGCCTCAGCGCTTCCTCTTGCATAGCAGCCTTCAACTTGACTGATGCCGTAATCTCCGTTGCTATGCGCTGCCAGGCGGCCAAAGCAAAAGCCTGCGGAATCGGATCGAGCATCATGAATCACTGCCCCATGATCAGCCGGTACCGCCGCTGATACTCCTCATAACTCAGCCCCTGCGTGTTCTGCAGCTCCTGGATCTGCTGCTCCTTGCTATTCACAGCCACCTCACCAGGCTGGCCTGCAGGGCGCGTCGGTACAGCCTCCCACTTGGGAATCCTTGAGTCTGGAGCCGCAGCAGCCGGCGCTACAGCACCGCCCAGCGCCGTGGACATGGCTTGCAGATAACCAAGTACATAGCTGGCCGGCAGCTCAACAATGACCGCACCCTGCTGGGAGGAGAAGCGAACCTTCAAACCCGAACCGGCATTGGCCAAGATCTCCAGAGGCACAACTGCAGACGTACTTTCGTAGTAACTGCACCGGCTAGAGCGACAGCTATACACCTCCCTGTTCGTGGATACGGTTTCAAGAGGAATTGGCCCCGGCAGCGTGGCATTGGAGAAGAACATCCAAGCGTGAGAGAGGTAGCTCCACTTCACCCGAAGGGCATGAGTTATCGAGCCGTCCTTCTTCGACTGGATGGCGGCGAGCTGGGCTTCGTAGGTCATGCCCATCACCGGATTACCCGTCACGGGCGGCGCCAGGTAGATCCTGCTCTCGCTGTACTCACTGTCATGCACACGGGTTGCCTGCGCGACCTCTGCAGGCGTTTTGTCGCGGTAGTTGGTAGCGCAGCCGGACAAGACCAACGCAGCAGCCATACCGATCGCGATTGCCTTCATGCTCATTTGATTGCTCCCTTCAAAGATCGATATCAGCCACGTCTACGGCGCAGTTCGGCCTCAATCGTGTCGATATACGCCTGACTATCCTTCATAAGCCGTCCTTCTACTCGCCGAATCCGCATCATCCAGGTCGACAGAATGGCCATGAGAACAATCATGGGGGCTAGCACATAGGGCATGGTTTGCGGCCCCAGGCTCCACAACCACCCACTAAGCAAACCGACAACCATCAGCACAAGCATTAGCATCAAAAGTAGGCAGGGCGCATTCAGCCAGAAGCCACGCCAGCCGCTCCACCACTGCGCCTTCCAATGATCCAAATGGTTGAGCAATTCGGAGACAGCCAGATCCCCCCAGGTGCGCTTCCTTTCCTGCGGGTGCAACACGATCTGGGTGCCACCCAGCGAGATGTTGCCGGAGTTATTACCGCCTACTGTGATCGAGATCGAACGCTCCTTTCCGTCCTTAGGCAGAGCATCAATCTCCTTGCCCAGCATCTCGGAAAGCCTCTGCAGATCATCTTCCTTCACAACTCACTCCTTATGCGCCGTGCGCTAACGGTTCACTACCAACTTCAAAATCCGTTCGACCTTGGGCTCATCCAGGGCGGGCTCATCTGCCAACACGTTGTAGACCTCTGCCGCAACCACCACTAGGCGCTTGGCCGGCCAACGGCGCCCAGCCTGCGAAGCGTATGCCTCTAGCAGGTCAACGATGCGCGCGAGCCGTTGTGAATCAATCTGCGGCACCGCGCCAGAGTCGGTGACCGGATTTGAATTTCCGGTCACATGTCTCGACGTCGAGACATGTGACTGATCAGTCACCATTGGCGAACGCTGCCCCGTCAGCACGTAAAGAACGTCCGCTCCTGCTTCCGCGACGGCTGCCAGATATGCCGCGTCTGGCTGTCTCTCATCCTTCTCGTAGTTGATCTGGGCGCGCTTCTGCACCCCACCAACTTCAGCGAAGGCTGGTTGGCTCAATCCCAACCTGTCCCGCTCTTCTCGTAACCGTTCACCAATGGTGCTCAATTGATCACCCAAGGCTTGACAGGTGCACAAATGGACACCATCATCAGCCACACAAACATTATTCATCTTTGCATCACAGGAGCCACCGCCATGGCCACTGCAACCAAAGCCCTAACCGCCGAGCAGGTGAAGCAACGCTTCAAAGCGCGCGGCAAAACCTTCACCGAGTGGGCTGAACAACACGGCTACACCCGCAACGAGGTGTACCGCGTACTCAACGGCCAGGCCAAAGCCAACTACGGCAAAGCCCACGAGATCGCCGTAAAGCTCGGCATGAAGCTCGAAGACGAAGAAGCCTTCGCCGCCTAACCCACCTCCAACCATCCGCAGCGAGGGTCAACGCAATGACCGACAAGCCGCAACTCATGACCGAGGAGATCGAATTGATCCCCCATCCTATGGACGCCTGGCGCGCCGCACTCAACGCGCTGATCGCCTGCGCACCTGGTGACAGTGCCGCCATCGCCGTACACCTGGCCGAAGCCCGCCAGCAGGCCCTGGTGTTCGTCGATCGCACCACCGCCACAGAAGGCACCCGCAAACTGGTCGATCGCCTGATGCTCATTGGCGCCGGCCGCATCGTCGGTAACCGCCTGCAGGCTCAAGCCGCCCCAGCAACTGTTGCCGCCATTAACCGCCGTGTTACAGCGCGGCTGACCGTAGTGGTCAACGGCACCGACTACGACGTATCCAGCATGCCCGGCGTGATGGTGGGCGACATGATCCGCGTCGACCCCAACAACATGCCGCCAGTGCTCAATCAAGATGCTGCTCTCGCAGGATCGTTTCAGCCTCTGCGTGTGATTTCCCAGCCTGTAGCAGGTACTCGCGCAGTACCTGATCAGCCAAGTGCTCAAGGCAAGCCACAACATCCGGTTGCTCCCGCAGCTGCTCAGCATGAATGCGCATCTCAGCCTGCAGACGCTGCGTATCAATCACAGCCTGCCGCTGCAGAAAGCCAGCCAGCACCACGTAACCACGCTCAAGCGCCTCAAGTCGTGCCGCGAAAGCTTGATCAGCCATAACCCGTTCCTCGTTGGTGAATGTACCCCAACAGAGTGGCCATTTGGTAACGACATTGCCAAGGGCGAAACAGAGTTTTGATTGGAAGCCGCCGCAGACGGCCCGAAGGAGCCCCATCCAATGACCCGCCGTAATTGGAAAAACTGGGTACCACGCTCACCCGCCGAGGCTATGGATGGCTGCGCGCAGCTGGCACTCAAGCGTCACAACCGTGGCATCGACCGCTTGGCCTGCGACCACTTGGGCCAGAACAACGCCAGCACCCTTTACAAGTGGATGGGCAATGGCCGCCTGCCGCTGAGCCTGATCCTGCCGCTGGAACACGCCTGCGGCCAGCCGCTGATCACCCGTTACCTGGCCGCCGCCCACGGCAAGTTGCTGGTGGACATTCCCGTCGGAAAAGCCTGCAACGCCGGGGACCTGCAGCAGCTGCAGGGGGTGCTGCACAGCGCCACCGGCGCGCTGATGGCCTTCTACGACGGCAAGCAAACCGCCGAGCAAACGCTGGACGCCATCCGCGCCGGCCTCGAATCCCTCGCCTGGCACCACGGCAACGTCGCCCAGGCGGAAACCCCTCAACTCGACTTTGGAGTGGCTGACGATGAGTAAGGCCCTGGAGATTTTCAAAACCCTTTTCGATGGCCCGCGTGATCCGCGCAGCGCCGAATACCAGGAGGGTTGCCTGTACATCCTGCGTCGCAAGCTCGATGGCATCGGCCAGAAGCAATGCCCCTACCCGATGCCGAGCGCCCAGGCCGATGCCTGGCTAGCTGGCTGCCAAGAGGGCCTGCGCCAGCACCAATACACCCTGCACAAGGATGGCCAGGTATGAGCACCAAGCGCACCAGCGACAGCGCACTGCGCGTGCTGCGCGTACTCAACGCGCTGCGTGGCCACACCCTCACTGGCCTGAGCAACACCGAGCTGGCCAAGGGCTTGGGCGAGAGCCCGGCCAACATCACCCGCTACATGGACACCCTGATCGAGGCCGGCTTCGCCACGCGCCTCGACACCGGCCGCTTCGCCCCGAGCATCGCGTTTCTGAAGTACGCCATGGCTACCGCTGAAGAGCTGCAGCGTGGCCAAGCACGTATCACCGAGATCCAGGCGCGCATCAGCGCCAATTAACCAAGGAGCACGCCATGAACTACCTGAAACTGGCCCAGCACCTGCTACGCGGCGGCGACCGCCACAGCAGCGTCTACGTGGATGGCCTTTGCGCCGCGCTCAAGCTGCGCATCGAAGGCGAGCCCACCACCGTCAACTACCCGCAGGGGAGCCTTGAGTTCGACGCCTACTACTACGGCTGCCGCCGTGGCGCCGACGAGTTCCGCAACGCCCTGATTGAGGCCAACGGTAACCGCATCGACGCCATTGCTCGTCTGCGTGAGCTGGCCGGCGAAGTTGCGCGGAGGGCTGCCTGATGCCGCGCAAACCCAACGCCATCATCGAACTGGCCGAAGACGAACAGCAGCATGGCCAGGCCCTGCTGGAACGCCAGCACCAGGTGGCAACCCTCAGTGCCGAACATGACACCCAGGTGCGCGCCGTTGCTGCGCAACTGGGCTACCAGCTCCCGGCCGACTGCACTGACCCTGACCTGATCCAGCGCGATATCGCCGCCAACATGCGCCGCAGCGTAGAGGCCTGCCTTGAGGTTGGCCGCGGCCTGCAGGTACTCAAGAATGCATGCCCTCACGGCGAGTTTATAGAGCGCTTGGATGCGCTGGGCCTCGATAGAAAGGTCGCCGTCAAATTCATGACCTCTGCTGCACGCTTCGCCTCCCTCGGCAGCGACTCTGCCCTAACCAAAGCCCTGGGCAATCAATCCAAGCTCTTCGAAATGCTCGTCCTGGACGATGAAGAGATCCAGGAACTGGAACTTACCGGCCAGACCGGCGAGCTGAGCCTCGACGACGTCGCCACCATGTCCGTCAAGGAGCTGCGCGCCGCCCTGCGCGAGGCCCGTGAGGACAAGAAGGCCCTGGCCAAGGTCAACGCCGACAAGACCGTGAAGATCGAAGAACTGTCCGTCGCACTGGCCAAAAAGCCGCTGGTAGTGGTTGTGCCGATGGACGAGCAGCTCGCCGAGCGCCGCGAAGAACTGGCCAACAAGGCAACCGCCGCCGAGGCCGCTATCGCGGGCGCCCTGCACCCGGCTGTGCACCTGCTGGTCGAGAAGGGCGAAGAGTCCGGCCTCGACCAGCGCCCGGTCATCGCCGGCATGCTCGCCCAGGTCGAGCGCGCACTGCTGCAGATCCGCGCTGAATACAACATCCCGGCCGAGCCGACAGCCAGCGTCACCCCCAGCTGGCTGAACGACGAAGACGAGCAAGCCGTCAAGGCCGCCATCGCTGCGGCCCAAGGCCAAGGTGCGTAAGCCCATGAGCGCCGTGATGACACAACGCCTAGTTGCCCTTGCGCACGAACTGGAACGCTCCACCGCGAGCCGTACAGAGCTGTGCCAGGCGGCAGCGGACGATCTGCGCATCTCCCTGGCGACTCTGTACCGGAAACTCAAGGAGGTCACCGTGACCCAATCCCGTAAGCAACGGGCCGACGCCGGCAACTCAGCGCTAACCCGCGACGAGGCCGAGATGCTCAGCACCACGATGATTCGCTCGATCCGTGACAACGACAAACAGCTCAGCACCCTGGAGCGTGCGGTCGAGCGCCTGCGCAACAATGGCAAGATCATCGCCGGCACCGTTGACCCGGATAGCGGCCTTATCACCCCCATGTCGCTCAGCGCCATCGGTCGCGCCCTGCGTGGCTATGGCCTGCACCCCGAGCAGTTGCTGCGCCCGACGCCAGCCGTCGAGCTGGTCAGCAAGCACCCCAACCACGTCTGGCAGATCGACGCCTCGATCTCCACCCAGTTCTACCTGGCCGACGACGGCGCCCGCGCCATGAACAAAGCCGAGTTCTACGACGGCAAGCCGGAGAACCTCAAGCGCATCGAGAAGCAGCGTCTGTGGCGCTACGTCATCACCGACCACACCAGCGGCACCCTCTACGTGCACTACGTGCTCGGCGCCGAGAGCGCGGAGAACCTCTGCCACGTACTGATCAGCGCCATGGTCAAGCGCGGCGACACCGACCCATTCCACGGCGTGCCCTTCATGATCATGACCGACCCTGGTGCGGCCATGACCTCCTCGATGTTCCGCAACCTCTGCCGTGCGCTGGGCATCGAGCTGATCATCAACAAGGTGGGCAACGCCCGCGCCAAGGGCCAGGTCGAGCAGGCGCACAACATCGTCGAGCGCGAGTTCGAAAGCGGCCTGCAACTGATGAAGAAGCCCAGCACCCTGGACGAGATCAACGGCCTGGCCGGGCGCTGGATGCGGCACTACAACGCCACTGCCATCCACACCCGCCACCACCGCGCCCGTTATGCCCTTTGGATGACCATCAAGCCCGAGCAACTGCGCATCGCGCCGCCTGCGGAGATGATGCGCGAGCTGGCCATTGCCGCACCGGAGACGCGCAAGGTATCCGCCAAGCTGCGCGTTCCGTTCCGTGGCGCCGAATACGACGTCGGCAGCATCGAGCACCTGCAGGTCGGCGACTCGGTGCTGATCACCCGCAACCCGTTCCGCGATGCCGACAGCGCCCAGCTGGTACTGCGCGGTGAAGACGGCCGCGAGCACTACCAGGTGATCGAACGCATCGAGCGCGACGACAACGGCTTCGCCGCCAATGGCGCCACCCGCCGCGTGATCGGTGAAGGCCACCAGGCCCTGCCGGAAACCGCTGCGCAGAAAGATCGCAAGCAGCTCGATCAGTTGGCCACCGGCACCAGCTCGGTGACCGAGGCCGAGCAGGCCATCAAGGCCCGCGCCGTGCCTTTCAATGGCGAGATCGACCCCTTCAAGGAACAGGCCAACACCGTCCTCCCGACCTACCTGCCCAAGCGCGGTACCGAGCTGGAAACCCGCGTCACCGTGGCCACCGTCGAGATCAAGCCACTGACCGTCATCGAAGCCGCCAAGGCGCTGCGCGCCCGCATGGGCAGCAGCTGGACGGCCGAGCATCTGGCCACCCTCAAGGCCGAGTACCCGAACGGCGTACCCGAAGCCGATCTGGACGCCATCCACACGCGCCTGACGGCGCCTGCACGTCCAGGGCTGCGCCTGGTTGGGGGTGAGTGATGACCGGATTCAGCGTAGCCCCATACCGAGTATTGGTTCAGAAGTCGCGTGGTCGCGGCTTTGATGGCCAGTTCTTCGACGATGAGAAGGCCGCCGCCATGCAGCTGCTGTGGGAGCACCTGGTGAACGCCGATGATCCGCAAGCTGCGCTGACCTCATTGCGCGCGGAACTTGAAAGTCATCTAGCCGACTTTTCTCGCGAATGGCTTGAGCCGCAGCCAGCCGACCAGGGAGATGAGCTATGAAACGCCTCAAGCAAGTGCTGGCCAGCGTGAGCAAGGGCCAGGCCGACCTGGCCAGGGCGGTGAAGCTCAGCCCGGCTGCCATCGCCCAACTGATCAACCACGGCCAGTGGCCCAAGAGCATCCCGATGAACCAGCTGGCCTGGGCCATCACCGAGTACCTGATGCAACAAGGCGCGGAGTTCGACGCTGTGCGCGCCGCGTTTGAAGAGATGGGGCCTGCGCGCGCCAACGCGCAGGCCCCTGCAACCCCGGAAAACAATCACGAAACCCAGGAGTGCCCCGACATGCTAATGGCTAAACAAACCCCGCGACCAGACACCAAGCGTGCCTTCGGCCTGATGACCGACCCGTTCGGTGATCTGCGCAGCGCCGAGGACATGTATTTCAGCGGCGATATTCGCTACATCCGCGAGAGCATGTACCAGACCGCCCGGCATGACGGCTTCCTCGCCGTCGTGGGTGAGTCCGGCGCCGGCAAGAGCACGCTGCGCCGCGACCTGTCGTACCGCCTGCGCAACGATCCGGTCATCACCATCGACCCCTTCGTGGTCGGCATGGAGGCCAACGACGTCAAGGGCAAGACCCTTAAGGCGACCCACATCGCCGAGGCCATCATGTACGCCGTGGCGCCGCTGGAGACGCCGAAGTCCAGCCCCGAGGCTCGGTTCCGCCAGGTGCACACCTGCCTCAAGAACTCCTTCGCCGCCGGTAACCGGCATGTCGTGATCATCGAAGAGGCGCATTCGATTCCGACGCAGACCCTGAACCACCTCAAGCGCATGCGTGACCAGTTCGAGGACGGCTTCGACAAGCTGCTCTCCATCATCCTGATCGGCCAGCCCGAGCTGCTGAAGAAGCTGAGCCCGCGCAACGCCGATGTGCGGGAAGTCGCCCAGCGCGTCGAAATCGCCATCCTGCAACCCATCCCCAAGGGCGACGTCGAGCAGCACTTGGCGTTCCGCGTCGGTCGGGCCAACAAGAAGCTGGACGAGCTGATCGAGCCGGCCGGCATCCACGCCATCATCGAGCGCCTCGGCAGCTCGGGTAAGGACGGTGCCAGCCAGCTCTACCCGCTGGCCATCGGCAACCTGTTCAACGCCGCCCTCAACCTCGCCGCCGAGATCGGCGAGTCCCGCGTCACCGCTGATGTTGTGAAGGGGGTGTGAGTCATGGCCAACCTGCAGAAATTCACCCTGAGCGACTCCTGGAAGGACTGGTCGATCACCCTGGAAGTTGATCTCGACATCCTCACCGTAGAGCGCGCCACCGAAATCAACGAGTTCTGGTCGGATGCTGATTATCGACTCCGCCAGGCCAACGGCGACGTAGTTCTCGCGGTTATCAAAATGGCTGCCGGTCGCTTCATCTATGCCTTTTTGGAGATCGGTGGCGCCTGTGTGACCAAGGATGAAGGGGGCAGCAACTGGACTACGACGGAACTGCACAACCAGGAAGGCTGGGGCGGTAGCGAAGAGGGAAACCCCTTCGGCTGGTGTGGCATCCGCCTGGTCAGCGCAGACGTTGAAGTCGACCTCGATCTTGAGTTCAAGGGGGCATGACCATGTCTACCGCCAACGTCATCCCGCTCAGTGCCGACGTCGCCGCCGGGATCGCCCGCCAGCACGCACTGCCAATGTGCACCGTGCTGACCCCCGAACTGGCCGACAAGCTCCGGGTAATCAACGAGATGTCCCGCCGCCTTCGGGCGGTGGGGGTGCGCGTCGAGGAGACTTCACCGCTCGACAGCAAGATCTTCATCCACGCCGAGGACTCCGACCAGCTCGCCGCAGCGTTCCGCAGCGAATGGCGCAGCCCGGTCTGGAGCACCAAGGGCGTCCACAACATCAACTGCGTCCGCCTCGGCGGCTGCCAAGTCTGCTGGCTGACGCCGGCAAAGGGGCTGCAGCCATGACCAAGTCAGCCCGTGTGCTGCAGCTGGAGCAGCTGTTGCGCGACTCACGGACCTTTGTGAGCCGCTGCAACAGCATCGGGGCCCAGCGCCTCAGTACCGTCATCACCGAAACCCTGGCTGTGCCGGCTAGCGACGACGAGCCGGACCTGCAGGCCGCCATCCAGGTGATGACCGACGCCAGCAGCAGCGAAACCCCAACCATGTTCTGGGGCGAAGCCATGCGCCACGTGCGCGTGCTGCTGGTCGCTCTCACTGAACGCCAGCAGAAGCCCTGCGCCTGCGGCGATCCCCTGTGCCTGCGCTTTGCTGGCGAGGGGGATGCATGAGCCGCCTCACCGTTTGGACGATCTGTTGCCTGGTCGTCACGTTCTCAATCCTCGTGCGCGACAACGAAACTCCGTTTCGCGTCTTCATCGCGTTTTATGCAGTCCTCGGCGCTCCGCTGGGGATGCACTACTCATTCGAGAGGTGGATACACCATGACTGAGCAAACCCAAGTCCCTGAAGGCTTCCGGCTCGATGCTCAAGGCCGCCACGTACCTGAATCCATGATCAAGCCGCTAGACCTGATGCGCGACGAGCTGGTGATGACCATCGTCGGCAAGACCCAGGAACTCAACCAGGCGTTGGCCGACTTCAAGGCCAAGGTGTTCGGCGACGTCGACGCCCTGGTGACAATCGCGGCCGACGAGTACGGCGCCAAGCTGGGCGGCACCAAGGGCAATGTCACGCTGTTCAGCTATGACGGCCGCTTCAAGGTGGTGCGGGCCAAGGCGGACAACATCCGCTTCGACGAACGCCTGCAGGGCGCGAAGGCGCTGATCGACGAATGCCTGCAGGAGTGGGTGAAGGGCTCGCGCCCCGAGATCATCACCCTGATTAACGACGCCTTCAAAGTCGACCAGGCCGGCAACATCCGCACCGGCAGCGTCCTGGCGCTGCGCCGCCTGGAGATCACGGACGAGCGCTGGATTCGCGCCATGCAGGCCATTAGCGACGCGGTCACCGTGGTCACTACCAGCTCCTACGTCCGTGTGTACGAGCGCGTCGGTGATACCGACCGGTACGAGCCCATCAGCCTCGACATTGCGAAGGTGTGACCATGGACCAGGAGCGCATTCTCGAAAAGATCAAGAAGTGCATGGAGATGGCCAAGGGCAAGGGCTCCAACCCTAACGAGGCCGAGATCGCCCTGCGCCAGGCCCATAAGCTGATGGAGGCCTACAACCTCGAAATGGGTGACGTCCTGGCCAGTATGGCCGGTGAGGTCACCATCGAGGCCGGCTCTGACGGTACTCCACCCACCTGGCGTATCCGCCTGGCCCATGTGTGCGCCCATGCATTCGGCACGCGCATGATCATTACGCAGAAGCTGACGAACCATTTCGACGTCGTCGGGGCGTTTATCTTTGTAGGCTGCGCTGCGGCACCAGAGCTTAGCGGATATGCCTACCAGGTACTGGAGCGGCAGCTGCAGAAGGCTCGACGTGAGTTCCTGCAGTCACCGAAGAACAAGCGCTGCAAGCGCTCAACCAAGGTCGCGCGCGGCGATCACTTCGCCAATGGCTGGATCGATGCCGTGTACCTCAAGGTCGACCAGTTCGCTGGCGTTGACGACAACATCGCCGAAGCGATCGAAGCCTACATGGCGAAGCACCACGCCGACCTGGGCAAGCACGAAATGAAGCGCCGCAAGCTCAAAGCCCGCGATGAAGGTGCCGCCGAGGCCGGCTACCAGGCAGGCAAGAGCGCGCAATTGCACCAAGGCCTCGGCCACAAACCAGTCGCCCGACTGACTCAGGGGGTGTGAGATGCAAACCCTTGAATGCACCGTGAAGTACAACATGGGTGCCTACCAGACCAACACCGTGCGCAGCCAGCGCGCCAGTTGCAGCCACTCCGAGGACGAGGCCGTACGCCACCTGGGCGTGAAGCTTTTCGGCGAGCGGCTCGACCACGTCGAGCGCATCGATCTCAAACCCAGCGATCAGCCGGGAATGAGCCGCTGGCTGATCGTCGGCCGGGAGGTGCAGTGATGGGCCATCCAATTTTCCAAGACGCACCCTCAAGGGACATGACCAAGGCTCAGGAGCGCCAGGCCGAGCTGGATGCTCAGGTCGAGGCCTTCCTTGCCAAGGGCGGCGAGATCAAGGCCTTCGACAACTTCCGCCGTCCTATCGAGAGTGGGCCATGGCGGTCGAAGTCGATCAACCCGGAGCAGCAGAAGCCAGCCCAGGCTGCGCCCATCAAGGCGAAACCTGCCAAGCCCGCCGCTCCTGTGAAGGCAAAGCCGGTACCGGAGTTGCTAGCCGAACCGGTGGTGGTGGCTACCATCGACCTCGGTGCTGAGCTGCGCGCCTTGCGCAAGCAGACTGCAGCCATCAACCGCCGCCTAAATCGCCTGAGCTGCTCCATGGGTGGTCGCACATGAGTATCTCGAAAGGCGTACTCAGCAAGATCCACATCGCCAAGGGCCAACTGGGCATGGATGACGACAGCTATCGCGCACTGCTGCGCCGCGTTGCAGGCGTCGAGTCGGCAAAAGACCTGAACACCCGCCAGGCCGGCCGGCTGATAGTCGAGCTGGAGCGCCTGGGCTTCAAACCGAAGCCCAGCAGCAAGGCCAAGGGCAAGCCGCACAACTTCGCCCAGCTGTCCGGTGAGATCGAGGTGATCGAGGCTCAGCTCACTAACATGGGCCTGCCCTGGAGCTATGCCGATGCGATCGCCAAGCGCCAGTTCGGTGTGGAAAAGGTCGCGTGGCTGAAAACGCCCAAGCAGCTAACGGCGGTGCTGGCGGCGTTGCACGTCGAGCAGGAGAAGCGCGAGCTGCTCCACCAGGTGGAAGAGCTGTGTAAGGCATTGGGCGTTAGCGATCCAGAACGCATTGACGGTTTGGAAGCCCTGCCGAAGGGGTGGAAGCGCCAGCGTCCAATCCTCAAGGCGCTGGTGGATGCCCTCAATAACCTGGTCATCGCGCGGAGGGGCGACTGATGCAGCTGCAATGCCCTTGCTGCGGCGAGCAGTTTCCGATCGAGGCCGGCTTCGCAGACGCGGACGGCAAGAAGCTGGCGGCAATGCTCGCCGGCCTCGATCCGAAGCTCGGCCGGGCGGTGCTCAACTACCTGCGCCTGTTCAGCCCGGCCAAGCGCGGCCTGCGCATGACGCGTGCCATCAAGGTGCTGGAAGATCTGCTCGACCTGGTCAACGCCGGCACCGTGCAAAAGGACGCTCGCAAGAACGACACCAAGCCCGCGCCGCCACGGCTGTGGGTGGCCGGCATCGAGCAGATGCTGATCGGCCGCGAGCGCCTGACGCTGCCGCTGGAAAACCACAACTACCTGCGCGCGGTGGTCTACGGCATCGCCAGCGACCCCGCCCAGGCCCAAGCCGCCGCGGCGGCCAAGCCGAAGCGCGCAGCAACCACACCACAACAGGACGTCCAGGACGCCATCGGCCGCATCGAGGCCGACCTGCGCCTGGGGATCATCAAGACACGTGAGGAAGCCGATCGCCGCATAGCTGCGGCAAGGGGGAACGCATGAAGGTCAGAGCGCAGCAAATCCGCCGGCGCAACTCGATGCTGCGAGAGCTGAGCGAGATGGTGACCGTCGCCTTGGTTCGCAACGGTGCGGACGAGGCCAAGGCCAAGAACGAAGCCGAGGATCTGTGCTTCCAGCTTCACCGCCGCTGGCGCGGGATCACCTTCACATTCCCGACCAGGGACGAGCTGGCACATCAGCGGCTGAAGCTGCATGTCGTCAAGGAGTACAATGGATCGAACGCTGACGAGCTGGTGCGCAAGTACAGCATCACCGAGGACTGGATCTACTCAGTGTTGCGCGAGCACCAGCGCCGCAACACCCACCGCGACCAGCACACCCTCGACCTCGGCGACTAACCACTGCTCAGGAGCCAACTGATGGCCCGGAAATTCGCCATTAACAGTCTGCCAGCTGATGTTCGTGCCGAGCTGTCGGAGAATTATCACAAGTACCCGGCATGGACGCTGAACGACCACGTCGACTGGTTGATAGGTCGGGGGTATGCCGTATCGCGCTCTGCGGTGCATCGATACCTGAGCCCTAAAGCTGAGGATTCCGCCAAGCCTGAGCCGCACGCGGAGCAGCTCCGCCTTCGCTGCCTGGAGGTCGCCGCCTCTATCTATAAAGGAGAGGATTCTGCAGAGCTGAAAGCCCTGGCTGAGTCCCTAATTGCCTGGGTTAAGCTGCCCGATTAG